GGGGGCACTGAGGTTGGTGTTGCACGGGCTAGGGATATATCGAACAGAAAGCAGTTGTCCCCAAGAACTATTAGAAGAATGTTTTCCTTCTTTTCTAGGCATGAGGTCGATAAGCAGGCTGAAGGCTTTAGTCCGGGTGAGGAGGGATACCCATCAGCAGGTCGCATAGCTTGGGCTTTATGGGGTGGTGACGCAGGTTTTGCGTTTTCGCGCAGAGTCAAGAAGGCGATGGATAAGGCTGATGAAGAGAAGGATAGAGCAGCGCTGTCTGGCGGTGACAATAAATGGAGTGACAAGATGGATAATATCGTTGAAAATCAGCAACTTACAGAAGATGCTTCAGATACTACCTTGGCTGAGGCTGTTGATGAAATAAGCCGTAAGATTGAGGCTGTATTGGAAGAATTTGATGACGAAGAAGCATTAGATGATGCTCTTGAGTCTGAAGACCTAGAAAACATTGCAGAAATTGGTGAGGAGGAGAGGGCTTTACAAAAGACTCACACCCGCGCAATGGCAATGGATATGTCGCCTATCAATGAAGATACGCGAACTGTGAGAATGGCTATATCAAGCGAAGAGCCTGTTATGCGCTCATTCGGCATGGAAGTCTTAGAACACTCAGAAGAAGCGATGGATTTGTCGTTTCTACAATCTGGACGCGCCCCCCTCTTACTGGACCATGATCCAGAAAAGCAGGTTGGTGTGATTGAATCTGTCAGTCTTGATAGCTCGGCCCGTAGACTTCGGGCGACGGTGCGCTTTGGGAAAGGTGCGCTTGCTAGAGAGGCTTTCGATGACGTTACTGATGGAATCAAGGCAAACGTAAGCATTGGTTACTCAGTTAACAAAATGGAGCGAAAGGGTAAGGACACTTATGTCGTAAAAAGCTTTCGTATCCATGAAGCAAGTCTAGTTTCTATTCCCGCTGATGTGACAGTTGGCGTGGGTCGGTCTAGCGAGGCTTCGCAACAACCAATAATCATTACTGATAACAAGGATAAAACTATGTCAGAAGTTGATATTTCAGCGGTTGAGGCTCAAGCCCGTCAAGCCGCTCAGAAAAACGCCGCTCAAATCATTGAGTTAGGTTCACGTCACGATCAATCAGATATGGCTCAGAGAGCTATCTCAGCAGGTAACTCTATCGAAGAATTTCGTGGTGAGTTGCTAGAAAAGATTGGCAGCACCCGTGCGTTGGAAGACACCGAAATCGGTATGACCAACCAAGAAGTGAAGAGATTCTCTTTCCTTCGCGCTATTCACGCATTAGCTAACCCTACTGATCGTCGCGCTCAAGAAGCTGCGTCTTTTGAGTTTGAGGCTTCTCGCGCTGCTGCTGAACAGTACGGCACTACCGCACAGGGAATTATGATTCCTTCTGACGTAATGCGTAACTGGAAGCGTGATATGTCTGCTGGAAGTGATGGCGGATTGATTGGTGAGGACTTCCGTGGTGAAGATTTCATCGACGCTCTGCGTAATGCTTCAAGCGTAATGCAAGCTGGTGCTCGTATGCTGACTGGTCTTTCTGGTGACGTAAAAATCCCCAAGAAGACTGCTGGTTCTGCTGCGGCATTCGTTTCTGCTGAAGGCGTAGCTGTTGCTGAGTCTGAAATGACTATCGGCAATGTTGCTTTAGCACCTAAGACTTTGGGCGCATTCACTGACGTTACTCGCCAGTTGCTTATCCAAAGCTCTTTAGACGTTGAAGCTTTGATTCGTGATGACCTAGCGACTGCTATCGCTATCGCAATCGACAAGGCTGGCCTTGAAGGTTCTGGTACTGGTGGTAACCCAACAGGCATCCTGAATCAGTCTGGCGTTAACACGGTAACTGCTTTCGCTGCTGCAAACCCAACATTTGCAGAGGTAGTGACTTTGGAAACTGCTGTAGCTGAAGACAACGCTTTAATGGGTAACCTGTCTTACATCTTGCCTGCAAGCATGTACGGCGCGTTGAAGACTACTGAGAAGGCAACTAACACTGCTCAATTCGTAGTTGAACCCGGCGGCACCATGAACGGCTATCGTGGCATCGTTTCAAACCAAGCTACTGCTGGGAATCTTTACTTCGGTAACTTCTCAGACCTGTTGATTGGTATGTTCGGTGGACTCGACTTAGTTGTTGACCCATACAGCTTGAGCACAACCGGCACCGTTCGCGTTGTAGCCTTGCAGAGTGTTGATGTAGCAGTACGTCACGCTCAAAGCTTTGCCTTCGGTAACGACGGTTAATAGCAAAATAGAAAGCCTCAGCCTTCGGGCTGGGGTTTTTCTGCGGAGAAAGTTATGAAATATCAAGTATTAAAGCGCTGTGTGATTGACAGCAAGACTTGCGATGTAGGCGATGTTGTTGAAATTGCTGTGGATGAAGTTAGAGCCTTAATGGGCATTGGTCGCATCGCGCCATACAGTGAGCCTGTGAAGACTGAGGACCGCTCTATTGGTCTGCAAGAAGATAACAAGCCTCGCACTAGGGCTAAGAAGAAAAGCTCTTAGATGGCTGTAGAGAGCGCTTCAGACAGGCTTTTGATGCTGAGTGATTTCGGCATTGATGTGTCGTACACCCTTCAAGGTGGGTCTGCGGCTACCTATAAAGCCATTGTCGATAATGAGTATGAAGCAGTTGAAGCCGGTGGATCAGTTGCTTTTGCGGTCACTCGCCCTCGCTTAACAATGAGGACCGCTGATATATCAACAGCAAGTGAGGGAGATAGCGTTGCCTATGGCGGCAATACCTTCACTGTTCACGTTGTTATGGCTGATGGCACTGGCATGACTGAATTGATAGTGAGTAAAAACTAATGCCTCATGTTCGGCAGTCTATCAGAGACAACATAAAGACCACGCTTACTGGACTGACTACCACAGGGTCCAGAGTTTACGTCAGTAGGGTTTATCCGCTTACGGACGATAACTTGCCGGGTCTAGCCATCTACACGGCTGATGAGTCTGACGAATACGCAGTGATGGGACCGCCACGCACGATATTTCGCACATTGAATGTGAATGTTGAGGCTTATGTTCGTGGCAACTCCGCTTATGACAATCAGATAGACACTATCTGTTCAGAAATAGAGGTTGCCTTAGCTACTGACACCACAAGAGGTGGGTATGCAAAGGACACTAAGGTTTTGAGTATGGATGCTGAGTTTTCCGGTGACGGGGACCAGCCTGTAGCAAGGGCTACGCTTCGCGTTCAAGTTATGTACGCAACTAAAGAAAACAATCCAACAACGGCGGTTTGATATGACTGAGATGACGTTAAACGGAACAACTATTCAAGTCCACTCTACTAGGGTGGAATACATGGAATCAAAGGGCTGGGTTCGGACGGACGCTCCTGCTGATAAAAAGGCCGCTAAGGCGAAGAAAACCACAGAATCCGAGGAGGATTAAAAAATGGCTACTCATACCGGAAAGGATGGGGTTGTTAAAGTCGGAGCTAATGATGTTGCAGAAGTCCGTTCTTTCTCCCTAAATGAAACAGCGGACACTGTTGAAGACACAACAATGGGCGATGCGGCAAGAACTCACATTGTCACACTGACTTCATTTGATGGGTCTTTAGACGTGTACTGGGATGAAACCGATACAAACGGGCAGATTGCTCTAGGTGTTGGCTCTAGTGTTACTTTGGCGTTATACCCAGAAGGCGATGGCGCTGGCGCTACTTACTACAGCGGTACTGCTTTAGTAACAAGTGTTGGCAAGAGTTCATCATTTGACGGAATGGTTGAGCAATCAATCAGTGTTCAAGGCACTGGCGCACTAACTACAGCGACTGTCTAATGGCAAATCTTATAGACCAAGCGGTTGCTCATTTTAGTAGCCGCGAAATTAGAAAAATGAATGTCCCTGAATGGGAAGTTGATGTATACGCCAAAAACTTATCACTAGAGGGTAAGTCGAGGTTAGCCAAAAGGGCTGATGGCGATACTTGGGATTACTTAGTTTATGCCTGCATATTCGGTTTAACTGATGAACAGGGAGAGGCTGTATTTACCTTAGAGGATAAGGTGAAGCTCAAAAAGAGCGTTGATCCTGAGATTGTTATACGCCTGGGCAACTTTGTTTTGCACACAGAAGGCGAAACTGAAGAGGACCGCGAAAAAAACTAATTGATGACCAAGGACAGCCGACTGACCTGTTCTGGATGTATGAACTTGCTAGTCGCCTTGGTCAGCCCCTCTCAGTGGTTTTGGACATGACCGTGACCGAGTTTGAGCATTGGTTCACTTACTACAAATTGAAGCAGGATATGAATAATGGCTCAACAAGCTGATATGTTGATGGTGATGAGGGCGAAGGATGAGTTAACCAAGCCCCTCGCTCGCGCCCAAGAACAATTAGGTAAGACCGCCAAAGCGGGCAAAGACCTCAATGGTCAATTGCGTTTAATGCGTGGCGGAGTTGGTCAGATCGGTCATCAGATACAGGATATGGCGGTTCAAGCCCAAATGGGTACTAGCGCTTTTGTAATCCTTGGTCAGCAAGGCTCTCAAGTAGCATCATTGCTTGGTCCTAAAGGCGCGATGTTTGGTGCAGTTTTAGCTATTGGCGCAGCTATTGCTGGTCCGCTGTACAAGTCATTAACCGAATCAACAGATCTCCTTGAGGAATTAGAGACTGAAGCTAAGAAGGCAACAACTTCTTTGTACGAGTTGTCGGGTGCCCAAAGAGCAATTGCGGAAACCGTATTGTTAGAGCGAAGGACAAAGGTTTTAGATGCTCAAAGAATAGCTGAAGAAAGGTTGGCGGAAGCGACGGAAAGAAAAACAACCAAGGCGGTCGTTAGGTTAAGGGGGCAAGTAAACCAAAATGCTCAAGCGTTCGAGCAAGCTACAATAGACGTTGATAGATATGAAAAACAAGTTGGTCTTGCTAACGCAGAGTTAGAAAGAATAGATGATGCTTTATCAGGCGTTGATCCTCAGTTACAAAAAACAAACAAGTCTCTGCAACATCAGGTAGATACTTATGGCATGAACAACCTTGCTGCTGCGGCTTATAAAGCGCAGTTGGACGGAGTAATTGATTCGGAAGAAGCTCTTAACCTAGCATTGTTGAGTGAGTTAGAGACTTTAGATTTTGTTGAGAAGGCTAGAAAGGACGCGGCAAAAGCTGAGGCAAAAGCGGCAAAGGACTTAAAATCTTCTTTAGCTATAGAAGAAAAGAAAGATGTCGCTGCTGGGAAAGCTTTCACCTCTATGGTTGAAGGTATGTTCGGTCCAGAAGAGCGAATCCAAGTTGAGATGGAAAAGCGGCTAGGAATAGTAGATGAGGCTCTTGCCAGAGGTCAGATAAACTTAATAACTGCTGAGAATATGAGAACGGTTATTGAGCAAGAAGCGTCGAAGAAGCGAATCAAGAATGCTGAAGACGAAGAAAAACTAAAGAACGACCAAAGAAAGAAAGCTATAGCCGGTGTAGGCGATCAATTGATGGCCCTCGATGCCAGCAATAAGAAAGTCTTCATGATGCAGAAAGCATACAAGATTGTTCAAGCAACTATGGATGCCAGAACCGCTTTCGGTAACGCTCTAGCAGCCCCATTCCCTCCCCCTATACCCCAAATGCTTGCAGGCGCTGCATTGGCTATGGGTATGGCAAACGTAGCTACAATCAAAGCACAAAGCTTTGAGGGCGGTGGTTTTACTGGCCTTGGTGCTAGGGCTGGCGGATTGGATGGCAAGGGTGGTCGCATGGCTATGGTTCACCCCAATGAATCAATCATAGATCACACTAAGGGTGGCGCTTCGGGCATTACTGTAATCAATAATGTAGATGCCAGAGGCAGCGGTGCAGATGTTGATCAGAAAATCAAATCAGCAATGGCGCAAACCTCACAGCAGACTATAATGACTATTCAAGACCTCATGCGTCGAAGAAGGTTCGCTTAATGGCTACATTTCCATTTCCAAACATTACGCCAGCAACCAATACTTTTGAGTTGGTTAGTAACACTCGCACCTATCAGTCACCTTTGACTAACGCAGTGCAGACAGCCTCGCGCAAGGGTTCGCTGTGGAAAGCG